AACAGTCCAGCAGTAGATGTGGCCAGCCTGCCTATGGCACGTAACGGACGAGTAGCCAAATCGGTCACACGCAAGGTGATGTGATATGCACCACTAGCAACCCTTTTTGCTGCGTAACCAACCTGACGGATGACATGGGAGGCGCGATCGAGCGCATGTAGGGTCAATTGCCACTTGGTACGACTTACCTTTTGAAGTTGTTTCTCGGTGCGTTCTACCGCTTTTTCAAACCTTGTGATCCGTTGTTGAGCCTGTCGCAACGGTTGATCAGATCTGTCGGTCACCTCAATGGGTATCTCGATGCGGTATATTTCCCGTGCCACGGCTTACCCACCCCCTTGCATGCGCTCGATTTCTTTCATATCCTCTGCTTCTTCCTCCAGTTGAACACGCATGGATGCAAACATAAACGCCCGCACCCCAGGTGCCTTTGCCATCACTTCATCAGGCGGAATGCCCATCCGCTGAAAAATGTGATGCAGCAGGGTGGCTTTGCCCCCTGCTTTTATGAGTTTTTTGAGACCTCTTCAAGCTCTTCTTCGTATCCAGAAAGTTGATCAATCTTGTTTACTACTGCCTCTTTTTCCCCAGCTAAGAGAACTTTGTCGATAAGCTCCGGGCCACTTAACACACCCAAACGCTCCCAGGCTTGCTTGTTGTCCCACAATTTCCTACGGTCTTCCTCTACAGTGGCCTGATAAATCAAAAGAGACCGAAACTCAGCCGCATTGGTCTCTTGTGGAACTTTCAATCCGCCCAGGCGTTTGTTGATGGTGTATTTGGTTGCCTGCTCACGACACTTGTTATACTCCTGTTCCGTCAGACCGCGAATACGAAAGTGGAAATACACCTTGCCCTTACGCACAATCTCAATCGTGACCGTCTCAGTCTCCCGTTCTTTTGCCGCCATCAACAACCCGCGCAAGAGATCGTCTTCCATCGCGAGCAATTCCTCTCGTTGCTCTTCCTCTTGCACAACAAGATCTTCAACCGCATCTACGCCGTCAAAGCCGACAATAATGTTTTTATCCATACCTTATCAGTGCCCCCTTAATACTCCTGAAAAGTTGAAAACGACGTCCGGTGCATCCGCACGCAAACCGTCGATGAGTTTTTTCAACAGAACTGCATCCCGGATCACCGTTTCGGTAAACGTCAACGTCACCGTGTAGGATTGCATGATCGCCCAACTGATTTTCTGCCCGGCCGCTTGATAGTCCGTGTTTGTCACGTTGATTTGAGCCTGCCATGTGTTGACCTCAGCCAACCAGTTACCGTTTCCGTCATACAGCCGGCCGTCGTACCCGCGCAAAATCGCACGCGGATCAAAGACGCCGTTGTTCGATAAAAGTTCCTCCTGTAGTTCCGGCGGCTGGTTAACTCGCCAAGTCCACGACCGGCTAATAACCTCCCCGGGCTGGACATTGGCGATGTCAATGGCCCCATCGGGCACGCAGTGTCTGAAAATGTAACGACCGTCCATGCTCTATCCCTCCTTTTCTTATGCCGCCGTCGTCGTTCCGGCCGGCCGCGAGAACCGGAACCCGAACGTGAAGTAGACTTTTTCCATGCTGTCCAGATCGTCCACGTCGATCCGGAACCATGCGGAATCTCCTTGCGGTTGACGCTCCGGGTCTTCGTATGCCGCTCCATCCTCCAGCCCGCCCTCGGCAATCATCTGTTGGATGATACCGTTTATCACGCTAACGACCATGGCCCGGCCGTCCGGCGAATTGTTCAGTTTGCCGACATACGGGTCTAGGGTCAACACAATGCGGTCAATGAGTTCGTACCGCGTCCGGACGCGCCGAATCTTCGACCAGCCAAGGTCCATATCTGCCGTTGGTGTGGTGAAGGTCGTAATCCCATATTCGACCTGGACCAACCCGCTGGCGCTGGTCGTAAATACAAGCATGCCGGACTGGATGGCCCGTTCGACCTGGGCGTTGGTCAACTTGCCGACGACCTCCGTCGCCCCCTGGATGACGTGGTGCGTCAAGCTCGACGTATAGTCGGAACGCAGGATTTCACCGGCGATACGCGCTGCGGCCCTCGCCCCTTCCACCATCTCACCGGCGGCGACGAAGCCGTTTCCGACGTAGACGATGGCCGGGTCGTTATACGACCTCGCATGCTGCAACCGTTCATCCAAACTGACAGACGTTGGTTCACCGATTACCGCCATTACACGGTACCCTTCCGTCAGCCGATTGTAGATGAACGCCTGAACGGAAGCGTGGACGCTCACGTCTTCCGAATCGACGACCAAAATATTCCAAACTTCGGTTTCCAATTGCTCAAACCCGTTGACGTAACTCTCCCCCGTCACAACTGGGTCAGAGCCACCAGTCAACGCTTTGTCCGTCACAGCCGCCAATGCGCCGCTTTCTGCCAGTTTTTCCGCCGTGAGATATGCGCTTTGATTGTTGACGGCGTTCGTCAGCTCTTCCGGCTCGCTGGTTCCCTTGTCAAACGAGATGGTCTCAAGCAACGTTTCCCCGTCGTAGACAAGCAACTGCCGCTGGCCTTGTGTCAGGGAATCGCGCACCGTCACCTTGATCTGCCGCGACGTTTCGTATTTCGTTTCCAGTTTCACGGCGTCGTTTTCGTCCATGTCCTGCAGCATGACCGTAGCCTTCGACCCACCGGATCCGACCCTGACGGCAACTACCCTCCTGGCCCCGCCGCGGAACAGGTCACGCAGCACATCAGGGCCTTTGCCGTAGCCGAAGTTTGTCGCGACTTCGTTCAGCCCTTCCAATACAACCGGCTTATTTAGCGGGCCCCAAGATGCTTTGATGACGGCCGCCGCAATGCCCCGCGCCCCGGTTACAATTGCCGGTTCCCCGATATTAGTCCAGCGAACGTATGTCCCCGGTCTAATTTTCTGTTCACCAAGCAAAAACGTTTTCCCAGCAGCCATGCCCTACACCTTCCTTTCCCTGAACTGCTTAATCAGCGCCTCAACTTCCGTCCGCGTGTACCAGTCCTTCTGGTCCAGCCGCAAGGCTCCGGCCAAAACTTCCAATCGAACGCCGAAAGCCTGGCAGTTAGCAAGGATTTCAGTCTGGTGATACTTCGTTTCCGGTGAGGCGGCCTCCGTTTCCACCGGCGCCGCCTCCTTGGTGGCCTTTTCCTTACTCACTTCGCAATGCCCCCTTTCACTCCATCTGCCGTTTCAACGTACACCCGCCGCAACAATTCGTATTGCGGCTCCGGCTGCAGGACGCCGAACCGTACAGTCAACTGCACCTGGCCGCGCCGCATCGGATCCGCCTCACTGTCGGCTGCAACGGACAGGAATTCAAGTGGTCCGCCGTCGCTCATTGTCAGCCGCCGCCGGACGGCCACCGTCTCCGTCACCTGTCGCACCCAATGCAGCCGGACCGCGCTGCTTGGCGCCAGGATGTGGGCGTTAATCTGGCCCTGCAACCACGTCACCGCCGCCGTCAATTCGACCGGCTGCAACCGCACCAGCCGCCAATAAATCCCCGGTGTGACATCCGTAGGCGACCAGGTGGCTGGGTTGGTGTGGGCTTCCGGCCACGTCGCCTCCGTCCACTCGCGCAGTGTCTGCACCGGGTCCGGCTCGAACGTCTGCCCGGACAGCCAGCCCAAGGCGAACACGCGGAATCGCAGTCCCCTGGTGTTCGCGTCCCAGTCGGTATCGGTGAAGTCAGGCCCAGACGTTTCAAGGTAATCCACCAGGTACTGCTCGCCATCATGAGCAAAGCGAAGGCGGTGCAAGGCGTTGATGATGGCGTTAGCCAGGGCGTCCACCTGCTGGAAAGTCGTCCGCGCCACATACGGCCAGACCTCCACAATGGTGGAAAATGCCGCCCAGTCCGCTTCCGGGTCTTGCACTCCCTCCCGCAGCACGATGAACGGCTTCTTCGTGGCTGGGCCGGCCACATGCGGCTCATACACTCGCCCTTGGACATCCTGGATGGCATCGACAAGTATCTGACGGATGGCTGCCCGCATGGCTCAGTCCTCCCACAACTCTTTGACCGTGGCACGTATCCGGTTTATGTGAGCATCAACCGTCGGCCCCAGGATGGCGTATTTGCCGCCGTTGGCCAACTCAAGGTAGATACCGTATTCCACGCCGTGGGAAAGGTACAAGACAAGCGTGCCCTCCTGTCGTTGTTCAACACCGCCATGCAGGCTTTGGCGGGCATGTCCTGTCCTGTCGGTCCAAGGGGCATGTGGTTTGGCGTACCCCTCAAGTTTTTGAGCCCAGTTCCAAAGCAACAACGGCAACATGGCCTTTTTGTGAGCCAGCCACGCCCGCGTTTCGTCTCCGAACGCCACATGTCATCCCACCTTTTCCAAGTCAGCCTGGTAGCCAACGACAACGCCCTGCACCACCTGAGGATAAACTGCCACCACCTGAAACCGGCCAATGCCTTCAACGTTAAATTCGTCTTTGACGTTGGCTCCGGCCTGGATGTCGGCATTTTCGTCTGCCAACAGCCCCCAGCCGCGGTCAAGCTGCTTGGCACCGCCAAGCGTGTCCACCGTGACCGGTGCATGTCTCGTTGTTTGGTAGATGCGCACAACAAAGGGGCCTACCTCGCGAGTTTCCTCCTCGAAGTAGCCCC